TCAGAGGTTCATCACGTCGAGGAAGCGCGGGGTCGCAGTCTCGTCGATGCGCAGGCTGTTGAAGTCGAACAGATTGCGGTCCGCCAGTTGCGAGGGCACTACGTTCTGCAGCGCGCGGAACATGATCTCGGTGCGCCCCGGCGACTTGCGCTCCCAGTCCAGCAGCATTTCCTTGACCACCTGGCGCTGCAGGTTTTCCTGCGAGCCGCAGAGGTTGCAAGGGATGATCGGAAACTCCTTGAGCACCGAGTAGGCCTCGATGTCCTTCTCGTTACAGTACGCCAGCGGGCGGATCACCACGTTGCGGCCGTCGTCGGAAAGCAGCTTGGGCGGCATGGCCTTGAGGGTCCCGCCGTAGAACATATTAAGGAAGAAGGTTTCGAGGATGTCGTCGCGATGGTGCCCAAGCGCCATCTTGGTCGCGCCGATCTCGTCGGCGTAGGTGTAGAGGGTGCCGCGGCGCAGGCGCGAGCACAGAGAGCAGGTGGTCTTGCCCTCCGGGATCTTCTCCTTCACCACCGAGTAGGTGTCCTTCTCGATGATGTGGTACTGCACGCCAATGGACTCCAGGTAGGCCGGCAGCACATGCTCGGGGAAGCCCGGCTGCTTCTGGTCCATGTTTACCGCAACGATCTCGAACTGAATCGGCGCCACCTTCTGTAGGTACAGCAGGATGTCCAGCAGGGTATAGCTGTCCTTGCCGCCGGACAGGCAGACCATGACCTTGTCGCCGTCCTCGATCATGTTGAAGTCGGTGACCGCCTCGCCAACCTGGCGGCGCAGGCGTTTCTGCAGTTTGTTCTGGTTGACCGAAAGAGTGCTGGCCATGGTGATCTGGAATCCGAAGGGCAAGACGAAAAGCCGGTCATTTTACGCGCAAATCGTCATCGGCGAACACCGGATCGCTAAGCCGTTGATCTAAAATGAGTTTTTCTTGGCCACTTGAAATAGTGTCGAAAAAGTGTCGAATCCAATTAATACACAGGCACCAACCAGCCCCTGCATCTCGCTAAACGCAGATCAACACAACCCACCTAATGTTCTCTCAAGCAAGCCATAGACAAGCCCGGAGCGATTTCTTAATTAGGTTTTTTGCATCACCGCCAATTCATACCTATCCGAATTAATCGAATCCCTAATGCAAAAAAACTAGAATTGATAGCCTCTAAAAACCACACCCTAACCTAGCGACAAGATAAAATCCACCATTTCAGCTGCTGCTGCCTGGATAGAATCTCCAGGACAGACCACCCTTAATGGAGCATCAATTAAGCTTACAGATTGTTCCTGCTGATCAGTTGCAGGCCCAACAAAAACTTGAAGACATTTTTTCCCCAAAAGAGAGCGACTAAGAGTTTCACTAGCAGCCTGACTATGGCCAACACCTTGCTTCGAAATTATGAAGGCATAATCCGCAAACCTTATGCAAGGGTCATCAGACGCAGCGCCATCAAACCTCCCTATTCCGGACACTTCCGCCTGTATAAACCTACCCCTCAGCTCCGATATCAAAGATTTTTCCACCTCCTGAATCTCGGCATTATCTACCAACTTAACTACAACACCCCGCTCTTTCCTTGACATCTTATAATCAAAACTGCATGGAGACAAATCACACTCCGAGTAGCATGCTTCTATAAAACTAACACCCAGCGGCGTAATACCTCTTGTAGTTATCATTCGCCGCACAATCAGCAAATCAACGGCCAGCTCCGAAATACTACTAAGCTGAAGCTGAGAAATAAGATCACGAGAGTTATTCAACCTATCATTTTGAGACACGCAAGAATACTTAGTTACAACATAAACTTCACGCAAGATATCCAAATGCTCAAAAGATAACTCCTTCAGAGAGTGGATGAAATGACGCCTATGGGTAACAGGAACCACATTTAATGCTATAGACCGCGCAAGCATTGCGTAGGGGGCAGTTTTTTCCTCTTCAATATCCGAAACACAGGCATCAAGCAATGCATGAAATTCGGCCGCGTCAATTTCGCATTCTGTCAGCCCCCTATCAATTAGGTCATCCCGAAAGAGTAGCTCCCGATGAAAGCCAATGAGACGATTTATATTGCGCCGCTGCACGTAATCTCGGGCTGCCTCCAGGCCGGCTTTCGAAAAGCCATATAAAGCACCAGCAACTGGCATACTGCTGAAACCCAACTCAATTGCAATATCAGCAATTTTCAGAAGAGTTTTCCCACCACCTTTTGTGGTTAAATTAGCCGCTTTCACTAAAAATCTATCCACAAAGCCTCCGCCTTACTCACTTCAAGACTTCCACACTCTAAGAACCCAAACCCCATTGCCGAGTCATTAAACCGAGAAAACAACTGAGCAACAAGGATTGGATCCACCGAGAAAAGACAGCAAATCAAAAAATGCACAAGACAAGCACAATAGTGCGCAAAGGTCTTAACGCTCCATCTGGCAAGACTGGATGGCCGACTCGCACTAGTGCGAATTTAGCTGCACAATTATCCCTGGAAACCTCAGATTAATAACATGCTGTTGCTCAGGCTGGCTTACGAACTCTGCATTACACGGATTGTCAATTCGAGAAATCGCACCACCCGCCCTACAGATATAATTAGCACTTGAATCAACTACAGCCACAAACGCTTCAACAGCACTACAATAAACCCCCAACGGAAAATATGAACTATATTTATCATTATGACTCGGATCATATACAACTGCTTCCGCAGTAAAGTCACCCGAGCTCGATTTAATAATATGAGCAGAAATTTTTATATTATTATTTGAGTAAACATCAATCTCTTGAATTGGAATCATACTTTCCTCTCGGATAATCTAACAAACATTCATCTCTCGCATAGCGAGACACTCAACATCAACCACAACCCCGAAATCTCAGTTAAGCAGCACAGCTAGAAATATAGAGCCGAAAATTCTGATAGCTGCCTTCTTTAGATTACGGAGTCATTTCCAGCGTGTCCAGCGTGTCCAACCGTAATCGCAATGCAAAAGAACCTCTATCTGAGCCGATACCCTCGTAGAGTTGAAATTCATTCAAATCACAGAAAGCTAAAACCATCGAAATGGCGGCCAGATCAAATACAGGAGGAAGAATCAAGTGCAGACAATGGATTTAGCGTAACGGCGTCTTGTAGGTACTCAGGCGATAGATGCGCATAGCGCATCGTCATGTTCAGCGACGTGTGTCCAAGAATCTCCTTTAGCGCCAAGATGTTCCCGCCATTCATCATGAAGTGAGATGCAAAGGTGTGCCGCAGGACGTGGGTGCATTGGCCGCGCGGCAGTTCAATGTCGCAGCGCTTCAACATGCGAGCGAATGCCTCCCGGCAGAACGGGAAACGGTCTTTCTTGGCGAAGTAGGCCTCAAGACGATCTTGCAGCTCCTGGGAGATTGGCACCGTCCGTACTCGCTTCGACTTGGTGTTGGCAAACACCACACAGCCCGCACGAACCATCGGCCAAGTCAGACGTTGAGCTTCTGACCATCGCGCTCCCGTCGCCAAGCAGATCTCTGATATCAGCGCCAAGTGCGGGAAGGTCGAGTAGGCCCTCAGCGCAGACACCAGGGTTGCGACCTGGGTTTTCGACAGGAACGACACCACATCCTGCTGAGGTTTCAGCGGCTTCAACGTATCCAGGGGATTGGAGTAGTCGATATCACCGAGTCGGCGAAGCTCGGTATAAATGGACTTAAGGTAGGAGTACCGCACGTTGATTGAGCGCGGGAGTGCCCCCTCCTCCAACTCCACCCTACGCAGTGCCACCAAATCAGAGACGGTAAACGTCTGAGCGATTGGATTCCCCAGCTTCGCAGCAATGAACAGCAGCATGTTCCTGCGACGTCGCCCGCTGGTGATCGCATGCCCGTGCAGTTCATACCAACGCTCGATGAGCTGAGACAGGCGGCGCATGTCCTTCGGCCTGGGATTCCACTCCGGAGTCACTGCCAGCTTTGCACGTACTGAAGCTTCGAAGCGTTGGGCCTCGCCCTTGGTCTTGAACCGCTTGCGGAACCGTTTCCCCTTGATGGGTTCAACGTCGACAAACCAGCGACCATCCTCCAGCTTGGTGATCGCCATTAGATCGCGTACCCCCGCTTCAAGTACCGATCATTGATGAGTCCGATAACGTGCCTTTCGAGGTCGCGAGTGCTGTAGCCCTTGGCGATGTAGTGATCTTCGATCACGTGCCAGAAGGGAAGCGTTCTCCCGACCTCAAGGGCTTTTTTTGGCGGGACGCGCTCCCGTGCGATCAGGCTGGCGAACTGGCCTAGAAACATCTCGCAGTTCTTACCCGAGAAGCCCTGAGCAGTCTTGTAATAGCGGCGGTACTCGGTGCGATCAATGAGCGGATCGGCCTCTACCTGCACCTGAGTATCCAGGGTGATGAGCGACCAGAAGGGATTGAACTCCTTCGGACTATCCAACAGCCGGAAGTTCTCACAGGCATAGCCCCACAGGCCTTGCAAATGCGGGCACAGCCCCGCGTATGTGCGGCAACCGATCACCTCGCCCGAAGTCATGGTGGAGCCTTCGGAGAACTGCTGTACCACCGAATGGTGGAAGCGGAATTCGATACGCCACACCGTTTCCAGCGGGTTGTAGGCGGGCTCACTATCGCCGAAAGGATCGCCGTTGAGGGAAGCCCAGACGTTTTCCCAGTAATCGAGTTTGTCGGTTGCCCGGGCTTGCAGCGTCTTGTTGTAGATGCTCAGTTGCAAGCCGCTGGCCGAGCCGAACATGTACGTTTCACCGCGACCATAGACCGAGGCGTTGCCATCGAACTCGATACGCTCAATGCCGCTGATCTGGCGAACACGCCGGGACCGGCAATGCATGCGATCCACCAAGTCAGACGGAGGCGTCCAGCCCTGCACGTCGAGGGCAAGATGTACTGCGCACTGATTGGTTTCGCAGGCCGAGAGCACGCCTTCGGCCAAGTCATCGAGCACGCCTTGCAGGATCGATGGATCGGCTCCGTCCAGGGCGTGCGGGGACACCTCAATTTTGAGGTGCGGACCGATGTTTTCGAGCTTCACGTTATGGTTCTTGATCAGCAGGATCAGGCCCATATCGGCGTTCTGTAGCCGGTACTGGTAGCCGGAGTCGCGACCAATACGGCCCTTGGCCCACTGATACCCGGCGAACTCTACGATGTCTTCCGGCTCATCAAAGATCGCCATGATCTCGGGTCGAATCAGGCCGTTGTACAACTGGCGAACCGTATCTACGCCGCAGCGCAACAGACGCACACCGGAAAGGTCGGTGAACTCCCCTGCCCTACTACTAAAAAAGATGCGCCCTTGGGGCGACTCGAAGAACTGCCCGTCGTCCTGAAGTACTGCACGAATCTGGTGTTCTGCTGCCTTAGTCATGATTCAAACCTATCCAATGCTATCCAATGAGTAACTGGGTTATCCGACGTGTTACAGGGTCGTCGGCCGCGCCTTCGGCCTACCGCTCGTGCCTGGCGCTCCCGGCCGGCGGCGCGGCTCGCCGACTCAAAACGGGAACGCCGCCACCGACTGCATGACCTGCAGGGCGGTGAGAAAGCCGAGCGCATACGCGAGTGCGAGCAGCCCAAGGGCGTTGAGCAGGCCGTGCAGGGTCATTTGGCGTTCCTCCAGGGGCGTGAGGCGTATTCGGAGTCGGGCACCACCGTCAGCGAAGGGGCAGTGCTCGGCGGCGCACTGGTGGTGGCTGCGATGGGCGCAGAGGGATTCATGCCGGCCATCGTTATGGGCGGTGAGCCGGCGCAGGTGATGGTTTGCTTCCACTTCTCGTAGGCGAGTTCGGCGATGCACTCGCCCTTGGGGATGACGCGATAGCCCGAGCCCACCAATTGCCAGCTGGTCAGCTCCAGATGCCGACCTTCTGGGTCATCGAGTGCAAACATGTAGATATCGCCCTTCGAGGGGCGGTAGGCGTGGGCGAGAATGCTGATGCGACGGTCGGCGAAGGGATGCGCGCTCAGGTCAACAGGCGCACCAGCTGGCCCAGCAGGTAGAAGACCAGCAGGAACAAAGCTACCCGCAGCAGGACGCGGCGAATTAGCCACGACAGGGCTTTGCGCAGCGGGGTCAGGGCTAGCCGCAGGAGCCGCCATGTGAGGCGCGGAAGCGGTTTCAGGAGGCTTACCGCCGATGACCTTGAGAGGTCCCATATAGCTGACAAAGCCAATAGTGCCGGCCAGCAGTGCCAGTAGAAGAACCAACTTAGGCGACCGGAACAGACTTTTGCCGGCCTTGGTGTCCTGGGTTTTTCCGGTGGCGGTGGACTGGTAGAGGCGGAAGGTCTGCTTTTTGATTCGCTTGTATTCGACGATGGTGCCATCTGCTGGGGGGCGGTTGAGCTGGGCGTCATGCTGGGCCTCCTTGTAGCGACCAGGGATGCCGATGACCGCGAGGTTCGAATGCTTGTAGGCCATCTCGCAGGTCATGCGGATGTCGTCGCGGATGTAGCTGATATTGGGAGTCGTCAGGACGATGTCCCAGTTGAAGTGGCGGTGCCGGGTCCAGGCATCCAGCCAGCCCATGGGCCGATCCGCTTCATGCGCCGCCTCGGGACCGCCGGGGTAATCGAACTTCTCCAGGTCCTTTTCGCGCCAAGACTTGGGGAACAGCAGCTGAGTCTCATCGAAGATCAGGAATGCGCCCCGCGGTGCCCACTGGAACCACGTGCGCATCTGGTCGAGGTCGGCCAGCGATTCGAGATCGAGGTTGATGATCTGCGCGTTGTTGGGCAGATCGGGGAACACCGTGTAAGCGCGCTCCAGGGTGAAGCCGCGCACGTTGGTGATGATGACGCGGCCATCCTTCAGAGCGGGGACGGCATCGTCCTGAATAGCTCCGGAGGTTTTATAGGAGCCGTTGGGGCCGTGATGAATCTTGATCGACATGACTCACCTCCCAATGATCGGCACGAAGCGCATGCAGAAGCGGGTGGCGGCGGCGGTCATGACGATGTTGAGCGCTTGCGGGACGCCGAAGAACGCGAGGCCGGCTGCAATAGGTGCAGGGAGGGCTGCGTACATGCCGCGCACCATGGCCGGGATGCCGAGGCCGTCGATCAGCTCGCGGGCAACGGTGAAGCTCACATCGAGCAACAGGATGAAGGTCTGCAACGCGCTGTAGATCGCTGCCTTGGTGACTACGACCAGGCCGTCTTTGACGAAGTCGTAGATGCCCTGCGCGAAGAAATCCCAGATCCACTGGAAGAAGTCGATGATCTGGTCGAGAAAGCCCGATAGCCATTCCATAGGTCACTCCTTGAGGATGACGAATGCAGCAATCAGCGCGGCCATGAGCAGCAGCGCGAGACGCATGTAGGAGAGTTGGGTGGAGTAGTCGGCGACGCAGAGCCGGTAGGACTTGCCCCAGACGGTGAAGGCCTCGCAGGGGAGTTGCCCGCCACCGGTGGAGAGCTGGAGATCGAAGGCGCCTTTGAGCTGATCGATATTGGCTTTCACCGCTTCCTTGAGGTCTTTCTTGGCCTCCTGAACCTTCTGTTCCCACTCCTTGTTGGCCTCATCCCAGCTGCCAGCCTTGGGCTCGCTCAGTTCGCTGGAGGGGCCGTTGCCTTGGCAGCCATTGGGGTCTTTGGCGGGGTCGCATTGGCCTTCGCCGTCCCCGTCTCCATTGCCGCTGCCGGAGCCATCGCCGTTGCCGTTGCCAGAACCGCTGCCGTCTCCGTTGCCAGTACCGTCGCCGTTACCGTTGCCGGAACCATCACCGCCGCCGCTATTGCCCCCGCCCGAGTTACCGCCCCCTGAGTTGCCACCGCCATCTCCCTCACCACTGCCCGAGCCATCCCCGGGATTGGAGGGGTCGGTTTTTACGCAGGTAGTCCCAGACCATGCCCAGCCTTCGGGGCAGCCGGGATCGTTGGGATCGGAGGGTGGCGTTGCAGGGTCTTGAGGATCGGTCGGGGGATTAAGCTGATCGCCTGTGGTGGCGAACTGGTAAGAGTCCGCGCCACAGCTTTCACCCGTGCCGTTGAGGATGTAATTGCAGAAGCCTTGAGTGGTGGAGCCTTTGACGAGGTAGCAACTGGTCGCGCGGCCGGAGTCGCTTTTGTATTGGCACTGCTGGTAGCAGGCAGCGGGCGCGGCGCCATCGGCCACATAATTACGCCCACCAGAGTTGATCACAGGAGAGTCCGGTCCTCTGGCCGGAAAGGGATCACCCACAGTTTTGGAACAGTCCGCTTTGCACTCGCCGCGAACGGGATCGTACTCCTTGCCGTCTTCGCAACTGTCGCCGTAGCGATCCACCAGGAAGTTGACCGGTGCCGTGGAGTACCCGTAGTTCGGGACGTGCTCGGGTTTGATTTCGTAAACGACAGCGCACTGCCATTGGCCTTCCTTGAGTGGGTTCAGGCTGTGGCTCAGATACTGATAGAGGTAGCTCGGTGCGCCTTTCTCGACGTTGGACTGACAGGCCGCCGAGGCGCTATCGAACCAGCTGCCGAAGTTGTCCTTGTAGCGGTAGGGCTCGGCGTGTGCTGCGACGCCGAAGACGATCAGCAGCAGCGCGAGAAGTTCCCTCATGAATGGCCTTGCCATGCTCAAACTCCCCAAACAAAAAGGCCCCTGCGGGATGAGCGCGAGGGGCCTTCCGCGTAGCGTCAGAGGGTTAGAAGAATTCGCCGCAGCGGTACCCGGTGATGAAGGCGCCGGCGAAGAACGCCCCCAACCACACCGACCAGAGCACTTACGCTTTGCGCAGCATGCTGTAGATCAGGCCTGCGACGGCCAGGATGACCAGGGCACCGACGATGTAGCCGCCGATGTTGGACATGTCGCCCTTGCCGTCAGTGATGGCCTGCTCGACCGAGCTGGTGTCGATGACACTGGCAGCCCACACCGGCATCGAGGAGGCAGCGGTGACGGTGCCGGCGATGCACAGGTTACGGAGCGCGGTTACCGGGTTGAGTTTTTGCAGTGCTTTCATGGGTGTTTCCTCTCTACTTGGCTTTACGAAGAAGTGACGCGACCCAGCCAGTTAAAAGCCCCGTCACGAATGCCCCGAGAACGCCTGCAGCACCGATGCTGAAGGCCTCCAGGGAGAACCCGCCGTTGACCAGGATTTCAATTGCTCCAGCGGCCTCGGGCGGAATGAGGTAGGCCTGTTGCCATTCGATCTGCTGGCAGCGCATGAGGCCGTCCGCCGTGGACGCCCAGCTGGTGCAAACCTGAATGGCAACCACGCCTGACATGTCAGCGGGCCTCCTTGCGCGGGCGGTCGCACCAGCACCAGAACGAGCGCAGGACGAACCACCAAATGGCGAAGAAGGCGAACGCCGCCGCGACCACAGCGATCACGGAGTCCAGCGGGTAGGGTTCGAGGAATTCGCGCACCGCACGCACGGCAGGCGATACGGCGCAGAGAATTGCCACGTACAGAACCCAGCCGAAGGCGAAACGGAGCGGCGCTTTCATCTACCCACCCTCCCCGTCAGGACTTGCTGCTGTCGGAGGGTTTCTCAGCGGCGGGCTGAGTCAGGCGCTGGGCTTGAGGCTGAGCGGCGGGACGGGCGGCCGGAGTCGGCGCGCTGGCTTCTTTGCCCACGGCCAACAGTTCGGTCAGCACCTGGGTATTGGTGGTGCGACCGAAACGGTCCTGGGTCGGGCGGACGACGCTGGCGAACTTGCAGAGCACCGGAGCGCCTTCGAAGACGATGGAATCCAGCAGAGTCGGCTCAACGTTGTATTCGCTGATCTCGAAGCCCTTGGCGTTGCCGCGAGCGGTTTCAGGGATCGGGGAAATCGCTTGGACGCTGGCGAAGATCTCGCCGCTCTTCGTGGAGGTGTAGGTATCGGTCTTGGTGACCCAGAGTTCGACTACGCCGCCAGTGGTTGCAAACATGTTCATCTGAAGCTCCTTTGCCTTTTTCGGGCATGAGTTGGCCCGCTGCTGCAAATTGGGCGCGTTAGTGGCCGTCTTTCAGCGGGTGTGGTGGTGCCTGGGTTTTGCGGTGGTGCTGGCGGTGAGTGGGGTCAACACAAAGGGCTCTGCCCTTGTCATCCCGCTCTCGCCGCCGAGGGCTCAGGAGCGCGGGGCGGTGGTGCTGCCCCTCACTCCCGAGCGGAGGCTATTCAGGGCGGGGGACGGTCAAGGGTGCGCTTCGCCCGGCGCTCCGTTTGTCCGAACGGGAAAGCGCGTTCGGACAAGCCGGTGCGGCGGCCCTGGACCTGACTGGCCCAGGTGGGGATGGTGTGGCGAGCGTGGTAGCGGCCAACCACAGCGCCAACCGCCAGCAGGATGAGCCAGAAGATCAGGTGCAGGATCGGGTTAGAGGCCATGGCTCAACCCTCCAGCTCGAATGGCTCGCGCACGGGGACGAAGGGCGTCGGCCTGCCGCTGTCGTAGATAACGTGCCAGTACTTCGGCGGACGGAGCGCGGGCATGTGTTTCGCGCAGGTAAAACCCGGTTCCACCCGGTACGTCGAGTGGATCGAGCGCCACACTCCCACGACCTTGGCCATCGTAGTAACGACCGTGAAGACTCGCGTAGGGCGGCACTCGGTGCAGGGTGTGGACTGGGAGGCTACGGGCTTCGCCAGTTCGCGACGGGACCAGCAGACAGAGCAGTCGCAGTCCGGGGCATGAGGTCGACGGACGTACTTCGACAGCATCGGAAGTCACCTCGCGATCAGTAGGCAGACGCGGATGAATCACGGCGAGGGAGAACAAGCACCGCATAGAAGGAAGAACGTCATCATCGCGGTTGGCTTCAACGGTCAATCGCGCGGAGGCAAGCTCCATTCGCCCTTCTTCATGGAATCGGCGCGCTACATCTGCAAAGCCATCAGAAAAAGCCTTGTGCATCAGGCGGAACGACAAGCGTGCAGCGGCAAGCTTTTCCCGAACACGCTGAGCGCTGAGCGGAGAAAGAAGGCTCATTAGAGGCCCTCCTGTTCCAGCAGATGGCGATTCAGCAGTGTCACGTTGACCATGACGTGAGTGCCGATCTTGTAGCGAGGGATGTACCCGCTTCTGATCCACCCCCACACGATCTGTTCGTGATCACCCATGCCGATCCAATTGGCGAAATCTTTCCAGAAGAGAAGCGGCGGTGCGCCTCTAAGATCGGCTGCCGAAACCTTGATTCCGTCCTGTTCCAT